CAGCAGATGCAAAACCCAGTAGATATTCTGCTAGGAATGGATATGCTTATGAAGAGAAATGTTATAAAAGAGAGTATAGAGAACAATATATTCCCGGCACAAGTACCAATCGTGGATATGTAAAAACATGGAGAGAAAGAGTAGAGGTTCCCTGTGAAAGACAAAGATATATGCCTCAAACTTCTCCTAATTCTTTCCCTAGATACGAAGAACAGCACCCCGACGTGGGTCGTTATGATGACAATTCCTGTGTCGAAGGTTCAATCTTAGGTGGTATTGCTGGTGGAGCATTAGGTGGAGTTTTGTCCACTCAAGAGAACTGGATCTGGTCAATTCCTCTGGGAGTTGTTGGTGGTGCTATGACTGGATGTCAGGTTGATGGAGGTTAAGGGGGGACGCCTAAAGTGTCTCTGTAGTGTAAGCATACAACATCATGGGAACTCGTTCACGCATTGGTATTCAACTTTCAGATGATTCTATTCTGTCTGCTTATCATCATTGGGACGGTTATCCTGAGTGGCTGGGTCGCATTCTAACCACACATTACAATTCTCGCGAACAAGCAGCAGAACTGATTGATGGTGGTGATATGTCTTGTGCATGGACAAATGAACGTTGGGATGCAAACCCCAATAAATTTGGTGGTCATGAGAGTAACAAAGAGGGCACTGAATATGGTCCTCAGCATTACTCTCAACGTGGTGAAAGTTGCCCTCCTCGTCTAGACAATAATGTAGTAGAATACCTTGCTAACGGTGAAGAGTTCTCCTACATCTTTACTAGTGCTGGGTGGATATGTTATGATATGAACGAGTTCAATGATAATGAACCCGAACTTACAGAAATTCCTAGTGGAGCACTTGCAGTATGATTAGTTACGAAGATTCAAAAGAAATTTTTGGTTTGGATGAGAATTGTAAAGTTGAAGATATGATTGATGATTTCATTGCTGAGTGTGAAATTGAAGCAGCAAAGTTGGAAGTCACTGTTGACTACTACATTGCTGAGTTTGTCTAATTGTGTTAAACTAAGGAGGTAATCTACCAAGGACAATGACTAAGTATCTCTACATTGTTGACCATTTCGTCCCCTTTCCCCGATCTGAGTATGGTGGTATTTGGAATGTCATTGCAAAAGATCATGAAGAATGTTTTGATCTTATTGCAAATGAAGATGACGGATTGAATACCGATTGTTACACTCATTTGCGTGAAAACATTAACAAAGCATCTGCTATTGTGATTGGTGAAGAGCGACCAAGTGGTATTGTGGAGCAGTTTACAACGTGATTGAACTTCCTCCTGATTTTCCACACAAAGCACCAAAACATTATTACTATGAATGCCAAACTTTCAAATCTAATGTGGTTTCTATATGGCTTTGTAACACTCAGAGTTATGCTTATACTACTGATAGTCCTATTCGTTCCATCTGGGGATTTGTCAAATACAAGAGAACGAAGAGAAGCACTACGCACACTTACTATGCCCCCATCAACTCAAATAAGGTAGGCAAAGAAGTGTCTATTAGTGATACTCGTCCTTATACTTCAATGCAACTTAACCTAAATCCTTTGGAAGCAGTGTTATTTTCATGAAGTATAAACCACAAGTTGATGACTATGTTCGGTGGAAGACAGATCATATAACTGCTGAGGGTTGGGTATATTTTTATGATGACATGTATATTACAATTGAAACGGGTATTAAACCAAAACCAAACTGTGAATATACAAAGATTGAAAGACACAAATATATTCACACACTTTTATTATGTTTTCCAAAACAATGGAAAGAATTAGAATACGTTCATACGAGAAAGAATCGTTATGCAGAAAGTTTGGCAGATATGGAAGTATTCGTTAGGGAGTTTTAGTGATGACAAAACAAAACCTTATGACAATTATGTTGCTATCATTCGTAGCATCATATTTGTCAGTCTGCTCACTACTAATTTTTTTATTGTTTCTGGAGTAATCAAGCACTGGAATGATGTACCAAATTCATTATCAGAAACCAAAGAAAAAGGGTTTTGCAAAGCACCAAGCAACATTTATGAAGATTGAAGATGCTATTTTCTGGGAAAAGGTGATGTCAAAACAAGGATGCAGAGACTTTCGCATCTTGGTTAAGTAAAGGGGGGTCGTCTAAAGTGTCTCTATTGTGTAAGCACAACCAACTGAATCGTATGGACGACATCTGGAGTGAAATTCAAGACATGCCAGGTGAGATCTTTGACCTCACAGAACTGGAAGAGAATGAATCTCAAATGAATGTCAAGTGCGACGAATTTAACCAAACCAACTACACTATCTGATGAATTTTCCTACTTCCACTGTCAACGTTCTGCCTCATCTTAAAGATCTTCGTGCTGTTTGGAGGCAACAAGATTTTCGTTTCACTAAACAACAACAAGAAGAATATGATATGTTGATGCAAGCACGTCGTGAGAGAGTTGCTTTCTTTTATGAAACCAAACGTGTTCAAGTTGGCCCTAAGATTTCTGTCAAGAAAGAGGAGGTACAAGAAGAAGATTGATAAATAAGGGGGAGAACACTATCTTCCCTTTTTTTTGATGAAAACCTTCAATCAATTTATGTCTGAAGTATACGATCCTGAGGTACAAGGTCGGTCACAAATTAGAAAAACTGGAGAAGGTGGAAGAGTTGGTGCTGATAGACGTAAAACAGAACCAGAAAAACGTAGAGTGAAAGCTGCTGGTGGTGGTCAAACGGTGCCAGCAAAGTCATATAAAGATAGAAAAGATATAGGCACACAGAAACAACGCTCTACAAAAGAACAACAACCACAGAAAGAACGTGGTACTGCTGGTCTATCACTTAGAGACCAACAACGTAAGGCAGCAATGGAGAGAAGAGCAAGAAAGTCTGGTGCTAAGACACCAACAGCATCAGAACTTCTATCTAAAAAGTCTGCTAAGAAGGTAAGTCCTGATTATAAACCACAAAAATCATCGGGTAAAAGTCCTGCTGAACGTAAAGCAGCGATGAAGAAAGGTGAAAGAACTCTGAGAGATATACAACTCAAGAACTTAGGCAAGAAGTCTGAGAAAGAGTTAAAGAACCCCATCACACAGAAGGAAATCACCCGCAGAAACAAAGCAAAGTAAAGGGGGGACGCCTAAAGCGTCCTAGTGATGGTGATTGACAACCACTTAAAAAGTTGTTAAACTGACTGAGTGTTGATCAAACAAAAGAACTTAGTTCCCAATTTGATTGTCACCTGTAAACCAGTAGATTTAATCTACTAACCTATCTACTTTCAAACTCGTATGAATACTAGCGAACGTTTTGTGCCCGTAAGCACTGAAATGGCTTGGGCAAAAAATGCCAAGACTTGTACTAATCCCTTTGGACTTACCGATAGAACTGTCGAAGATAGTCTGGAAACTTGTCCTCCTTATGAATATCAAGGAGGTAGATTCCTTGGTCGTTATCTTATTCCTGATGCTTTTGTTCGATATAATCCTGAGGAACAACCACGCGACAAGAGTAACGTTGAGGAGCATGTAAATGATCTCGTTAATAGTTACGAAGTCCAGGGTTACATGATTAGTGCTCATCCTCCTATCGTATCTTTTGATGAACAAAGTGTCGATCAAAACCAACTTCGTGCCCAATCTGGATATAATCGTAAACAATCCCGCGAAAAGTTTGGTCAAGAGATTGCCATTTATGATGTTTACGAGTGGGAAAGTCGTTATCATGAAGTAATTGCCCGTAATACAGCAAATCATCACCAAAACCCTCAACTTAGTCAGACTAAGCATGACTATTTGAAGGAAGTTTGTAATGCTGTTGTTACTGATCAGAATCCTGGTGGGGTTATCCCTGCTGATGCCGATGAGATTAGCAAATTTGTTGATCTGATTGCATCAGATAAAACCTCTAAAATTCGTAATTGGATTAAAAAAACTGCACTGAACAATTGTCAGGTTTATCCTAACTTCCGTACCTACAATTCTACTGGAACTGGTAGAGAGACGTTGAAGGGATTTCTTATCTCTCAGGGTTATCCTAAGCAGGGTATTGAGGGACGTACTCAACAGGAACTAGAAGCACAAGGTTGCATCACATATTGTGCTGGCAATGGTGATAACATGCAAGCATGGGCGCGTGGTATTCAACACGGAACTAACAAAGATCTGACTGTTTGGATCTTTGGTTATGCACCTAATCGTGTTCCTGATCTTGAGAAGTTCCGTATTGATTGGATTGAAGACTTCAATAATATGAAACAAACTTATATTACATTTGCATCTAACATTGCAGAAGATGGTGAAAGTATTGTGGTTGATGAGGACATCTTTCCTGTTAAGTTTGCAGGATTTCTCCCTCAGTATGTGAAGCCCGACCCTAAGGCACATGGTAAACCAACCGAGAATACTTTGGTTAATCAGTACGGTAAATCTATCAAATTTGATCCTGATGGTGATTGTTTGACACTCAGTTGAAAACAAGGGGGGACGCCTAAAGCGTCCCAGTAGTGTCTAGGATCGTCTACAATACCCTTGACAGGTGTTGTAGGTTGATTTATACTGTTGTTATCTAATTCTTGTTTTGATGATCACTCTCCGCCCACATCAGAGAGACATTGTTGATCGTATGCTTGCATATGACAAAGGTCAAATCATTGTTCCTACAGGTGGTGGCAAAACTATCTGTATGATTCAGGATGTTGTGGAGAATTGTAAGTACATCGACAACGGAATGACGACGGTTGTTGTTGCTCCACGTATTCTGTTGGCAGAACAACTGTGCAGTGAATTCCTTGAGTTGATTGATACAACTCACACGCATGTGATGCACGTTCATAGTGGTGAAACAGACCACTATTCTACAACCAATGCAGACAACATTCACGTATTTGCTAACACTGCTCGCGCAGAAGGTGAGAACTGCATCATCTTTACCTCTTATCATTCGCTCCATCGTATCATGGAGGCAGATATTGAGGTGAACAACATCTATTTTGATGAGGCACACAACAGCGTTCAGCGTAACTTCTTCCCCGCGACTGAGTATTTTGCAGAGAATACAAATCGTTGCTACTTCTTTACTGCAACACCCAAACATTCTCTTGCTGCCACTAAACCAGGCATGAATTGGAGTGTCTATGGTCAGGTTCTGTGCAATGTTCCTGCTCCTGAGTTGGTTGAACAGGGTTACATTCTCCCTCCTAAAGTTGTAGTCAAGCAATTGCCTATGGTCAAGGGAAGAAAGGTTATGTATGCTGAAGATGGTGACAACCTCATCGAAACCATTGATGATAACAACATCGACAAGACTTTGATCTGTGCTCGTTCTACGAAGCAAATCATGGGTCTTATTTCACAATCAGACTTTTGCCTACAACTCAAGGAGCGTGGATACTCCTGGATGATGATCACATCTAAGACCGGTGCAATCATCGACGGCAAGAAAGTCAATCGTGACGTATTCTTTGACACACTGAACACTTGGGGCAAGGAAGATGGCAAGAAGTTTGTTGTCATCCACCATAGCATTCTGTCTGAAGGTATCAACGTAAGTGGTCTTGAGGCTGTCATTTTTATGCGGAACATGGACTACATTGGTATCAGTCAGTCTATCGGTCGTGTGATCCGTCTGGGTAGCACTGAGAAGACATTTGGTTTAGTCTGCATCCCAACTTATGATAGAGTGGGTATCAGCACTGCCAAGAAAGTTCAGGCAGTTGTTGATGTTGTATTCAATCAAGGTATGCCAGCAATCAGTGAGATTCGTCGCTAATGCAAAGGGGGGTCGTCTAAAGCGTTTCAATAGTATGAAGAACACACATCTCCAACACCCTGAAGATTCCATTCTGACGGGTGATCTTTCTGTCCTTGATTGGTTCCTTTCTAATGGTAAAGTATCTGC